CAAGGACCGGATGGAGCGTGTCCGCGCCGAGCGGGCCGCTACGCCGCCGGCGCCGGCGCCCGCCAACACCAATGTTCCGATTGCGCCGGCTGGTCCGGCCAGGAAACGCAAATTCGCGATTCGCCGCGGACCCGATGGGCTGGCCGCCGGCTTTGAGGAAATCGACTAGCCCATCGCAATCCTGACGAGACATGACGAGGGATCGTCCCTCCTCTCTGTCACATCATTTTGGCGACCCCGCTTAGATGATGGGGCGTTGTCGCGTCACACTCACTCACTCCTGGAGAACCTGAAATATGCCCTTCATGTATGACTTGGCCCGCGCCGTTACGTCCAACGGCTCGGCCGGAACCGCATCGACGCATCTCTGGGGTGCGACCGTCGCCAACCAGGATGCTTGCGCGATCTACGCATTCTATGCCGCGTCGCGCTTCGGCACGGCCGGTGGCGGCCAGTTCCGGCTGAACCACAACACCGGCACGACGGCGTCTGGCGGCACGACCCAGACCGCGAGCCCGAAAAACCTCCGCGGATCTCCGGCGGCCCAGTCCGTTTGGAAAAACGACGCCACCGCGATCACGGCAGGCGGCACGCTCGTGCAGCGCCAGAGCGTCGGCTTCGCTCAGACCGGCGGCACGGGCGGCTGGGCGGCGCTGATCCCCCAGGACGCTTACGCCATGATGCCCAACGCGACCAACCCAGTCGACGTGGAATTCACTTCGGTGGCCTCCTCGGCTTCTGTCACCTTCGACCTGACGGTTTCGATCGGCGAGGGCATCTGATGGTCTATTCCCTGGCGCATCGCGAGTCGATTGGCTGGGACAAGCAACTGGAGGGCGGCCTTCCCGATTGCCGTCTCACGGGCGGCAATCGGGACGCCACTTCCATCAGCCGCTTCGGCATGAGCTGGCAGCGGGTCTTTTGCGCCAATTGCGGCAAACCGGCTGGCGTGTGCACCGAATGGACGCCGCATGTGTTCTATGTGTGCGACCAGCCCGAATGTCTCGCAACGGCGCCAGTGACTGCAATCGAGGTCCCGGCCCCGCCCGGAACGATTCCTGAGAAGGTGCTCCTCTGATGGCTCTTACTTCTGTTGGCGCATTCTACGCGACGGTCAGCAAATTGCTTCAGCGCGTGTTTATCCCGAGCGTCGATGACAGCGAGATTGTCGCTCAGCCGATCGCCGCCGGCGAGACGCTCGGCATCTATCCGCTATCGACGTTTCAAGCCGGCGGTCCCCCCGCGATCCAGGCGCTCATCGGCGCACCGACTTTCTCAGGTCGGTGCGCAGTCGTCGACGGGACGAATACCGTAATTGATGCAATTATTGCCGATCCGGTCCTTTATTCGGACTCGCGCGGCGCGTGCATCGCCTCCGATAAGGCTACGACCGGCGACAAATGGACCGGATCTTATTTCACAAGGATCTTCGCCGAATATGATTCGACCCGCAACATCGTGGCGGTCGGTCCTTACAAGATCGAAAACCAGGTCCCCGTCAATGCCGGAAACAAACTGATCGCGGTTCCGGTCGGAGGCGCAGTATGGGCCACGGTCGGCGGCAAAGTTCCGGCAAAGGGAACAGTCGTAGTCACCGGCTAAGCCATAGTCTGACTCATTGATGGTTTAGCCGATGGGTCAGACCGTATTTACGGCCTCCAATTCCTCATGGCCGACACCGGGGGATTGGAATAACGCCAACAACTACATCGAGGGAATTGCCGGCGGCGGCGGCGGCGATGATTGCAACGGCGGCGATGGCTCCGGCGGTGGCGGCGGCGCGTACGGAAAAGCCGTAAATCAGACACTCGCGGTCGGCAATTGTAACATCACTGTCGGAGCCGGCGGAACCGGGGGCACCGGCAGCGATAATGCGACGGCCGGCGGCGCGACCAGTTTCAAGAATCCGAGCGCAACAACCCTCATGTCCGCCAACGGCGGCGGGCCTGGGAAAAACGGAAGTCACGGCGCCGGCGGCACGACCGGCACCGGCTCGACGGTCTATGCCGGAGGCCCGTCCGCGAACTCCGGCGGATTCGCCGGCATCGGCGGCGGCGGCGCAGGCGGCCCGAATGGGGTCGGCGGCACGGCAGGCGCGTCCGGCGGGTCCGGGAACGGATCGGGATCGGGCGGCGGCGGCTCCGGAGGCGGATCAACCGGCGGCGCCGGAGTGAATGGAACGGCCGCCGGCGGAGCGGGGGGCAATAATCACGCGGGAAGCGGCGGAGGATCGGGCGGCTCGATCGCCGGTGGGAACGGCGGAAATGGTTCGGGCGGCGGCGGCGGCGGCGGCGGCGGGTCGGCGTCGGCGGCGGAAGGAACAGGAGGGATCGGGGGAACCGAAGACGGGACGACCTACAGTCCCTCGTGGGGTTCGTCAGCTTATGGTTCGGGCGGCGGCGGCGGCGGTGGCGCAACAAGCTCCTCGGGCGGCGCGGGCGCGGTCGGCGGAGCGGGCGGACTGTACGGCGGCGGCGGCGGCGGCGGCGGCAATGGCGCCCACGGCGGCAACGGCGGGGCCGGCATCGTCGTCGTCACCTGGACACCGGGCGGAGCAAGCTCTGACGATCCGCAGCATTTTCGGCCTGGGGCCCTAAAGACTCAGCGGTTCCCCGCGGCGCTTGTCTCTTGGGACATGGCGCCTCCGCCGCAGTCCGAAACGAATACCCACTTCATTCCGAAGTTCACGCCGTATCAGTTTCGGCAACCGATACTTTCGACAAATCCGGAGGTTTTTCTGCCTCCGGTCGTCGAGACGAATACTCACTTCGTTCCCACATTTCGCACGTATCGGTTCCAGCGGCCCGCTCAGTCGTTTGACGAGGCGCAGCCGCCGGTCCAGGAGACCAACACTCATTTCGTTCCGAAGTTTCAGACGTATCAGTTCCGGCAGCCGGTCCAGTCATTTGATGGCGCTGGGCCGCCGGTCGCCGAAACGAATGTTCACTTCGTTCCGAAGTTCGTCCCGTATCAGTTTCAGCGGCCGATCGTCTCGACTTGCCCGGAGGCCTATGTCGCTCCGGTCGCCGAAACCAACACGCACTTTGTTCCTCGGTTCGCGGCTTATCAGTTCGCTCGGCCGATCCAGTCATTCGACGGGGCCGGGCCTCCCGTAGCGGAAACGAATCCGCATTTCGTCCCGCGGTTTACGCCTTACGCGTTTCAGCGGCCGATCGTCTCGACGCCGCAGGATCTGTCCTACGTTCCGCCGATCACCGAGACGAACACTCACTTCGTCCCTAGGTTTCAGGCTTACCAGTTTCAGCGCCCGGTCCAGTCCTGGGATGTCGAGCCGCCGGTCGCTGAAACCAATGTTCACTTCGTTCCTCGGTTCACGCCTTATCAGTTCGCTCGGCCGGTCCAGTCGTGGGATGGCGCTGGGCCGCCGGTCGCTGAAACCAACCCGCACTTCGTCCCGAGGTTCCAGTCCTATCGTTTCTCTCGCCCAATCATTTCGTTCGACCCGGAACTGTACATCTATGTTCCGCAAGTCGACACGTTCAACGTCTTTGTTCCAAAGTTCACGCCCTACCAGTTCAGCCGGCCGATAAATTCGGCCGATCTCACCGGAATCTCAAACCCCGGCTGGCAGCCGCTTACCATTCTCGTCGATACCCACGACGGCGGCCCGGTCAAAAAAGCGTTCAAGCATCTTCGGAGAAGGAAAGACGAGCCGCACGAGCCGCGGCCGGCCCAAAAGCCGCCGATCGAGATTCCGGCGACCTCGCCTCATGCGCCGTTCCCGGAATTTGACGCCGAACCTCCGCGCGAAGGCTTTCTTGAGCCGCCGCCTTTGGGCCTGAACATCACCGCGGATTTCTTGGTTCAGCGCGCGGCTCAAGACCATGTGGAAGCACAAAGACGCCGCATCGCGGCGATCCATGACGATGATGCGCGCGTGATCCAAGCCTTCATCGAGTTCCTGGAAAGGTAAATGGATGTCACTTGAGGACGACATGGCTCGCGCGCAGGCCGATCTTGCCAATGCGTTGCTGATACAGAGAGGAGCGGGTGGAAATTCCGGATGGGCAAGCTCAAGCCCTTACAATTCCGCTAATTTGGTCAGCAAAGCGGCTTGGGGCGCCGACCCGAGCATTGTCGGCCAAATGCCTACCGGAGCGGGACATCAGATCGATACCATCTATCCCTACACGAGCAACCCCGTTTACGATCCATATGGCGGGACATCGAGCGCCAGCACGTCGAGCAGCAATACGTCGTCGACATCAACGCCGGCCGCGACCGCGACCACGCCGGGAATCGATCCTTCCATTTCCTCGAGCTTCGTCAAGCGCGCGGCATGGGGAACAGATCCCAACATTGGCAACCAGACGCCCACCGGGGCGGGGCATCAGATAAGGACGGTGTTTTGATGAGACTCACGCAAGGGTTCCGCGACGAAATGCCCAAGTCGCAGTTCGCCGGCCCAGACCGAAGCTATCCGGTCAACGATCCTGTCCACGCCAAGCTCGCCAAGGCGATGGCGGCCCGGTTCGCCTCGCCTGGCGAGCGGGCGCAGATCGATGCGCGCGCCGATTCCGCCATGCGCCGCTTCGGCATGAAGCCGGGGAGCTGATACGTCTGATGCCTACTCAGGTCATCACCGTATCGACATCGCCCTATACCACGAAGGGGCCGGGCCTGTACGCCGTGACGATCAGCAATGCGACCATCAACCTCGAGGCGTGGAGCGATTTCGCCACCTCGCTCACGGTCAAAGATATGACCGGCGCTCCGGGAACGATGACCATCAATGCGCCAACTGGCGGTTTGATCGATGGATCGGCCTCAACAACTATCACAAATCCTTATGAGGCCTTGACCTTCCGCCCCTATCAGGGCGCGGGAACAAACTGGATCATCTCTTGAGACGCATCGCCCTTTCGGCCGGCGCACTGTTGGCGATCTGCATCGCCGCGCGCGCCGCTTATAACGAGACGGTGGTCAGTTGGTCGACCATCACGACGGCGCTTGGCATCACGCCCACGGCGCATTCCGTCCTGCTCGGCGGGACAAGCGCCTTGGGGCAGGCGGCGGTCGGAACCGGCGGCCGCGTGCTCATCGATCAAGGCGGCTCGGCAGATCCCGCATTTACGGCGGTGGCAGGCGATGCGACGCTCTCGGCCGGCGGCACGCTTACGATCGGCTCCAATGCCGTCACCTACGCCAAGCAGGCGCAGGCGGCGGCGAACACGCTCGCGGGCAATGCGACCGGGTCAACGGCGAACAAGACGGATATCTCGGTTCCGAGCTGCACGCTGACCGCGCTGCAATGGACGGGCGGATCAGGGTTTTCCTGCCCGACGAATTTCGCCGCCTCCGTCGTCGCCGGCACAACGACCAATGACAATGCGACGGCGGGGGACATCGGCGAGATCATGACATCCGACATCGCGACCGCCTCGGCGGTTTCGCTCTCATCGGGCTCGCCGGGCACTGTTACGTCTCTTTCGCTGACTGCAGGCGACTGGGACTGCTACGGGACGGTCATCACAAAACCGGCCGCCTCGACGACCACCAGCCAGGTTCAGGCCTGGATAAGTAGCTCGACTTCAATCCCTGCGGCATTGGAAACAAACAACGGCTGGGGGAACATCAGCCCCTTGACGGCCGCGAACTCGACCAACTCCATTCGCATAGGCCCGTCGCGCGTCTCGCTCTCCGGTACAACGACGATCTATCTCCAGACGCAAGTCACATTCGCGACCTCGACAATGGCTGCATACGGCATCGAGACCTGCCGGAGGGCGCGTTGATGCGCGGCTCTTGGGTGTTCCGTGACGGCGTGCTGGTCCCAAAGCACGCCGCCGCGCCGCTGCTCCCGCGCGGACCGCGCGCTGGCTTCCCGGCGCCTTACCTCAATCGCGACGGCATGGATCCGCTGATGAGCATGGCCGATGGCAAGTTCTATGACAGCAAGTCCGCGATGCGCCGCGCCTATCGCGAGCTTGGCTACGAGGAACTTGGCAGCGATGCGCCTAAAGCCGTTAGCGACGCGCCTCCGATCGAGGCCAAAGCCGACGTGGTCCAGGCCTACAAAATGGTGCGCGACGGCTACAAGCCGCCGCCGCTTGAGGCAGACCCAGACATTGCGCCGCAGGCAGAAGTGGTGATCTGAAAATGGTTGACACCTCTACCACCATGATGGCGCCGCAGCCGATTGGAGCGCCGGGAACATTTGATCTTTATTCGCCTCCATATATTCCAACCTACGATCCTTATCCGCAATATGCGGCCCAGCAAGCCGCCGAAACTGCGGCGGATGTCGCACGGGGCAACTGGCAAGCGCATAATACCACTTTCACCAATTCATTCAGCCCTAGCAGACAGGGGGCAGGCGCTTATGCAGGCGTCTTTGACGCGCCCGCACCCGATTTTGGCAATACATATGGCTATGGCGAGATCGGCGGCGCACCGCAGCCCAACCTCGGCGCATATCCGGCCTATGGCGTCGGCGGCGGCGTCCAATGGGAGCAGCCGCAGTCATATCCGTCCGAAAACGGCATGAGCCTTGAGCCGGCATCATACGGGACAAGCTGGGGCGGGAGCGTATCGCAAACCATGGATCCCGGAGGATTCGGCTATCCCGCGGCCAATCTCCGCGATATCGGCGCAAGCAGCTCGATCGGCGGTTATCCCGGCATGGGCTATCCGGGCCTCGGTATGGGCATGACCTCAATGCCGGGATTCAGCTCGTGGGACCCGCAGGGCCGCGCCTATCAACAAACCCTATCGCCGGGCGCCAACATGGCGCAGATCGCCAATGCGATCAATACAAACGCCGGTTGGGGCAATCCGCATGCCGGGCAGGCGCTCGCCTCGGTGGCGTATCCAGAAGGTTCCGGACCCGGCGGCAACATCTGGTCGCTCGCGGCGAACCCGTTTGCCTATAACTCATCGAGTGGGGCCACTGGCGAGTTTCAGTGGGTTGGCCCGCGCAAGGCGGCGGCAAGTGAGGCGGAGGTGATCGGCCCTTTCAACGGCGGCTTGAATTACTGGAATCCTCAAAGCCTGTCCGGCGCCTATCCGACCGGCAGCGGCCTTTCGTCGCAGACAATGCGATATGGCTTTGGCGACAACGTTTCGCCATATAATCAGGCTCTTTTTGCCGCAGGCGAGATCAACAGCGGCGGATATCCTGGCGTTCGCGCGACGCTCAACAACCCGAATTCAACGATGGATCAAATGCAACGGTCGATCATTTCCGGGTTTGAGGTTCCCAACCCGAGTCCGATTCCCTCGACCAGCTTCGCGCCGAGCACGCCGAATTATAGCGATTATATCGGCGCGCAGCGGGGCTTGAACGTCCTGAACAATTACTATTCCGCTCAAGGGCAGCCTTTCACGAACACGCTTGGGTGGGGCGGCAGATAGGCTATGGTGACGCCTACACAATACGCCCAACTGGTCGCTGCGCTCTTGAGCCAAGCCGGCAGCCCTGAGCTCGCCAAGCATCAGCGTCACCCGACGCCGGTAGCGCCGCCACAGCAGCAGCAAGCCCCGATCACCACCGCCCGGCCGAGCTGGTTGCCCGATCCGAACACGGCAGTTCCTTGGTATCCGGAGGGCCATGTTCCATCGCCGCCGTTGAAAATTCCACCGGGCTACCACACGCCGCCGCCTCCTGAGGGACAACCTGGCCCCGGCGGCCTTCCTTTCGCATGGCAGGCGCCCGGCTGGGAGGAATGGGAGCCGCAAGGCAACCAAAATAGAAATCGGATCATCGGGCAAGCCTGGGCCCCGGACGAGCCGCCAATGCGCTGGCCCAACGTCATCGATCCGCGGGGCATTCCCGAGGGTTGGCCATATCCCTACAAAGGTCCGAGTTGAATGCCCTGGACGCCGCAATCCTTCGCCGCCAAGCACAACCATGGCCTCAAAGGCGCAAGCGCATCAAAGGCCGCGCGCATCGCCAATGGGATGCTCAAGGCCGGCGTTCCCGAGGGCGAGGCAATCGCCACCGCCAATGCGCGCGCCGAAGGTCGGCCAGAGCATCGGAAGCTTTCCCAGGCGCTGATGAGCAGGCGTTCGTAAAATGCAAGAAAACACCACGCCGGAGGAAAAAACCATATTCTGGAGCGATGTCATCTCGGCCACAATTGAGCGCCACAACGAAAAGCTTCGGGCAAGCGGCAAAGAAAAGATCCCATCTCCAGACCCGAATGAGATCATGCGAGGACTGAGTTTCGACATTCCCGACATAGAAATACTTTATCTTGTCAGACAGCGACTTGAGAATGCCTACCGGGTTTAATCCGGAACCGAGTGAAAACGAATTGAAATGAAGCCGCCTTCGGGCGTCTTTTTTTGTTGCCTGAATTCGCCCCATCAGCCGGGCGCAACCCCCTAGAGGACAATGGACGAAGAGAACCTCATTCCCGAGGGCAGCGATACTGCGCCTCATGAAACTGCCACAGCCGAGCCCGCCTCCATCTCAGAAACCGTTCGCGAGGCTTATGACCGCGTCCGGGAAGGGGCGGAAGGCCAGTCGGCCGAAGGCGAGGAGCCGCGCCACGACCGCGGCGATGGCCGCGACCCGCGCGGCCGGTTCGCCGGCCGACCGGAGGGGCGCTCGGCCGATCCAGCCCAGCCGCCGAGACAGGCCGGCGAGCCTCAGCCGGCGCCAGAAGCTCCGGCCGCCCCGCAAGTGACCTATCAGGCGCCGGTCGGGTGGACGGCCGAGGCCAAGGCCAAATTCGGCAGCTTGCCGCCGGAAGTCCAGCAGGCGGTCGCGCATCGCGAAGAGGAAATCAACCGCGGCTTCCAGATCCTCCAGAACTATCGAGGCCTCGAGGAGTTCCATCCGTACATCGCCCGGGCCAACACGACCTATCGCGACGTGATGGGCAAGGCGCTTGCCTGGGAACAGGCGACGATCGCCGATCCGATCGGCGCAATCGCCCATCTTTGCCAGATTCGCGGCATCCCGCCGCAGCTCGCCGCGCAGGCCCTGCTCGACCCCAAGGTCGCCGCGCAAGTGCGCGCGCAGAATCCCTACGCCCGGGGACCCCAGCAACAGCATCCCCAGCGGCCGCCGGCGCTCGATCCGAACATGGCGCGGCAGATCGCGCGCGAGGAATACGCCCGCGCGAGCCTTGAACAGAAGACGAGCGACGAGGTCGCCTCGTTTCTGAAAAACCCGCAATTTCCCCATGTCGCCAAAGTCGTCGACGACATGGTGCTGATGATCAATTCAGGCCGCGCCCGCGGCCTTGAGGATGCCTATCAAATGGCCGTCCGCCTTCACAACCTGCCCCAAGCCGTCAACAGCGCGGGGCGCGCGAGCGCAGTCAATCAGGCCCGACGCGCCGCAAAAGCAGTAACGGGGGCGCCAATCGGCGGACAGACGCCGGGCGCCGAACAGGCAACCTCAGCCAAAACCGTCAGATCAGCGGCGCGCATCGCTTATGACCGCGCGCTCGGCGGCGTCTGACCCAACCCTTTAAGGAAATCCGCAAATGGCATCTCCGCTTACAACCTCCGTCGATTGGGGCGACGTCGTCACCACGACGCTGGAACTCCGTTCCAAGGAACTTGGCGACAACATCTCCAACAACAACGCCCTCTTGTCGTGGCTTCGCATGGGCGGCCGGGAAAAGTCGTTCCCAGGCGGCCGCGAAATCATGCAGGAGCTGCGCTACGCCCAGAACGGCACATTCATGTTCTATTCCGGTACGGAATATCTGAACGTTTCGTTCAATGACACGATGACCGCCGCCCGCTTTCCGATCAAGCAGGCCTCGATCGCGGTTGTCCTGTCCGGCCTCGAAGACATCATGAATGCTTCCGATGAGCAGATGCTCGACCTCATCGAGGAGCGCGTCGAAACGGCCGAGGATACGTTCTGGAACAACATGAGTGCGGCCATCTATTCGGACGGCACCGGCTGGAGCGGCAAGCAGATCAATGGCCTCCAGGCGCTCGTCAGCAAGACGCCCACGGTTGGCCTGGTCGGCGGCATCGATCGCTCGGCCCAGACTTGGTGGCGCAATGCCTCCACCAACACTGGCGGCGTGACGAGTTCGACGATCCAGCATCAGATGAACCTCATGGCCGTCGGTCTCAAGCGCAATAGCGATGGGGTCAACCTCATCGTCGCCGACAATAACTACTACCTCGCCTATCTGGAGAGCCTGACTTCCATTCAGCGGGTCACGTCCAGCGGCGACGCCAAGAAGGTCGGCGCCGGCTTCACTTCGCTCGCCTATTATGGCGCTGGTAAAGAGGTCCAAGTCATCCTCGATGGCGGCAAGAACGGCCAGATCCCGACCAACACGATGTATTTCCTCAACACCGACTATCTGTTTTTCCGCCCATCCTCGAAGCGGAATTACAAGGTGATCGGTGGCGATCGGCAGAACATCAACCAGGACGCCAAGGTGCGCATCCTGGCATGGGCCGGGAACATGACCGCCAACAACCTCTCGCTGCAAGGCGTGATCTGGAACTGAATCGCTAAGATCGCGCAACCTCTTTCCGGAAGGAACTCTCGACTATGCCTATCGCAAACATGCTCACTTCCGACATCGGGGGCCGCGGCGGCCTGCCCGAGGGTCCTTATGGGACCATCGGCAATTTCCCGATGCCCACCTTCGAGTTCGGCGAAACGATCGACGGCAACCGCGGCTCGGTATTCGTCTTTTGCCGCTACGCGCCGGTCGCGGCCGGCAGTTGGAACCAGGGCGACGTGTTCGTCGTCGACGTGGAAAGCTTCACCGCCTATCCGGCGACGCTTGGCTCGGCCTATCATCCGTTCGGCGCCTGGGTCGGATCGCTCTATCTCGGCAATAAGACGGGCGTGGATGCGTCCCTCCAGCCCTCCAATTGGACCTGGACCTATACGGCCGGAACCTATGGGATCTGGCTGCAAATCGCCGGGTGCGGCCTCATCAACGCAAATTCGATCAACGCGCAGACGAAGCCGTGCTCGACGACCGCGACCGGAGGCCAGGTCGACTTTCCGTCGTCTGCGGCAGCGAACTCGCAGACGATCGCGTTGCTCTATCCGCCGTTGCTGACGGCCACGTTCACGGCCAACACGACGAACGGCTCGTCGACTCTCACTAATGTGTCCTCGAACAAGAACCTGCTCCCGGGCTTGACTTTGTCCGGCACCGGCATTCCGAACGGAACTTACATCGTCGACATGCAGGGGTCGTCGATGACCATCTCGAATGCCGCCACCGCGACCAATTCGAGCCAGACGATGACCTGGAAGAATCAAACCTTCTGGGGGACGACCGTAAACGGATCGCCCACTATCACCGTGACGAGCGCACTGCCTGGCATCTACCCGAACCAGACTTTGACCGGCACCGGCGTCTCCGGGACCGTCTCCTCGATCAATGGCAATCCGGGGAGCTGGACGGTCACGCTGAGCGCCAATGCTTCGGCGAGCGGCACGGTCAGCATCGCCGCGACCGGCTATTACGAGGCGGTCCTGGATTACCCGTATATTTCGGCGCAGAACTAATCTAGCGCGCAGCTAGACGATTCAAGCGGGGCGGCCTTCGGGCCGCCCTTTTCTTTTCCCCATTCGGCAGGACAAAATGGACGATTATTCTTTCGGCGACATCAATGTCGGCGTGGTCGCGGGCTTTGGCGGCCTCAATTTCGGCGACGAAGGCACGATCGATCCGGCCCAGATCGCCATCAACATCGAAACCAATGGCGACCAGAATCGCGGCGTCACACCGCAATTTGTTCTCATCGATGTTCACGATCGCGACAGGTCCGCCAATGAGGGGCGACCCTGTTTCAAGCAAATCGAGGCGGTGCTTTTGCGCGTCGCCGGCGACCGGCTGAATATCGTGTCGCATCCGCTCACTGACGATCTGAAACGCCGCTTCCGTGTCCAGTATGAGAATTGGAAAGCCAACCGCGAGGGCGCCGATCTCATCGAAGGCACGCCGCTCAAGGCGTGGCCGGTCATCAACTCGGCCCTGGTCAAGGAACTCGAAGCCCTGCACATCTTCAACGTGGAAGGGCTGGCCGCCATCTCGGACGGAAACCTGCATCAATCGCCCTCGCTGCGCGATCTCCGCAACAAGGCGCAAGTGTGGCTCCAGACGGCCAAGGAAGGCTCGCAGACGCTCCGCTTGCAGGCCGAACTCGACCGCGAGCGCGAGACGCGCGCGGACATGCAGCGGCAACTGGACGAAATGGCCGAGCTCATCAGGGGCATGAAAGCGGACAAGCCCGAGGACCCGCCGAAGCGCGGTCCTGGCCGACCTCCGAAGGTTAGGGAAGACGCGGCGTGAGCCTGCTTGCCGTCGTTCAGGGCGTCGCGCGGCGCTGTAACCTGACCGCTCCGGCGAGCGCCATCGGCGCGACCGACCCAAACGTCCTCGCCATCCTGGACGCGATCCAGGATACCGGAGATGAACTGGTCGAGCGCTGGGGCTGGCAGAATCTTAAAATTCAGACACCCGTCACTTTCACCGGCGACGGGACAACCGCGGCATGGCCCCTGCCCATGCACTTCCAAAGGCTCGGGCCTTCCGACACTTTCGTCTCGTCGCTCTATCCTTGGCTGCGAATGCCGGGGCCGATCAACGAAGAAAATCTACTGATTTTCAAGAAAATCCCGATCAACGTCCTCCCCTCGGTCTGGCGCATTGTCGGCAATCAGATCGAGTTCTATCCGGCGCTGGCGAGCGGCGAAGTCGTTTCGTACGTCTACGCCAAGAACTCCTGGGTCTTGGATCTCAACGGCAACGCCTATTCGACCCCGGTTCTAACGGCCGACACCGACACCTTTGCGATTGCCGAACGGCTTTTGCGCCTCGGCGGCGTCTGGCGGTACAAATACGCCAAGGGCCTGGAATATGCCGAACAGATGCAGGACTATGAGCTCGCGCTGACCCGCATCGCCGGCCAGGAAACGACGACTCGCAGCGTCAATATGAGCCGCGCTCCGGTGCTGAGCGATGAGACGTTGCCCGGCACGATAAGCGATTTGACCGTGTTGAATCAGGGTAATCTCTGATGCGCGAGGCTGTCCGCCGCAGGAAACAGCCGGGCCGGACGACACTTGAGCCATTGCCTTGGGTTGCGCCGGTCAAGGGCTGGAAGACCGCCCAGCCATTGCAGGCGATGGACCCACAGACCGCGGCGCTTTTGCAGAACTTCTTTCCTGAGCCGGGCTATGTGCGGGCGCGCAACGGGTCCGCTTCGTGGGCGACGGGCTGCGGCGCCCAAGTGAACACGCTCATGCCCTATTCGGGCTCGAGCAAGAAGTTTTTCGCCGCTGCGGGATCCAATATTTATGACGTGACCTCGAGCGGCGCGGTCGGCGCTGCTGCTGTCTCAAGCCTGACCAGCGATCACTGGTCGTTCGCTCAGATGTCCACCGGCGGCGGCTTCTATCTGACGATCGCCAACGGTTCCGACACCGTCCGCCAATACAATGGATCGGCCTGGAGCACGCCGGCTTTCACAGGCGTCACGACAAGCACGCTCTCGGTCGTATGGGCGCACCGCGAGCGGCTTTATTTCATCCAGAAAGGCACGACCTCGCTTTGGTACGGGGGGACATCGGCCATCACCGGCGCACTGACCCAGCTCGATGTGGGCCCGGATCTTCATTACGGCGGCGTCTTGGTGGCTATGGGGACATGGACGCTCGTCACGGTTTACGGCTCGGTCGTCATTCTTCTGGTCGTCATCAGCGATCAGGGCGAACTTCTCTTTTTCCAGGGCTCGAATCCGGCGGACTCGACGAACTGGAGCCTTCTGGGCAACGCCAAGCTGTCGCCGCCGCTCGGCGGCGATCGATGCCTGACTCAGGTCGGCGGCGACCTGGCGATTATGACGCTCGACGGCGTCGTCCCCGCTTCCAAGGCGCTTACCCTCGACCCGGCGGCGTCCGATCTCGTCAGCTTGACGCGCGACATTGCCCCGACTTTTCTTGACACCGTTCAAAGCGTCGGGACAAGCGGGGCTTGGCAGTTCCTCACGTTTCCGGCCCGGCGCATGGGCATCGTCAATGTTCCCGACCCGGTCAACGGGACCTATCAGCTTGTTTTCAACACCGAAACGCACGCTTGGTGCAGCTTCACCGGCCTGCCGGCGACTTGCTGGGGCGTCTGGAACAATAAAGTTTTCTTCGGCACCTCGGGCGGGACTGTCGTTCAGGCCGAGACGGGCGCGAACGACCAGGGCAACGCGATTACTTGCCTCATGTGCGGGGCGTGGAATGCCAGCGATGGCGTGACGCGCAAAATGCCCTCATTCCTCGCGATCAACGCCGAAAGCAATGTCGGCGTGACCCTCTACGGATGCGTCTCGACCGATTTCACGGTCAAGACGCCGACGAACTTGGCGGCGATCACCGGCGGCGTCGGCGCATCGGTCAGTAATCCCCTTTGGGGAACCGCGACCTGGGACCAATGGAACTGGCCCGGCGCGACCTCTCTCAGCGCCATCGCCGCCGCAGGCGTGGCGGCGCCGGGCGTCGCCATCGCGCCAACCGTACAGGCGATCGTGTCCGGCGATGGCCAGCCGTCCGACTGTTTCATCTTCGGCGGTTCGATCCTCCTCGAGCTGGGGCAGTTCATCTGATGGATCCACAAACCTTTGAACTCGTCCGCCAGAAGCTGACCAGGAGCCTTATGCCGCCTTCGGGCCCCGGTGGGCCGCCTCCTGGCCGAGGGCGCCCTATGCCGCGTCCTGGACCACCGATTGCGCCTGATCCATGGGCAATCGGGCCCATGCTGAGGCCCCGGCCGGCCAACCCCGGCGGATATGACAGCAACGGCATGTTGCGGGGCGATTTTGGCTTTCAAAAGCCGAGCGTTACCGATGAGCAATATTACAACGCCCTTCAAAATCGCCTTCGGAATGAACAAACGCCGATATGATCGTCTTCGGCCCTCCGGTCGCCAAATTCGTGGCCGCGCAGACGGGCCACATATTCCGGACCCCGCATCAGGCGATCGGATTTGAGCGCGACGGCAAGATCAGAGCCGGAATCGTCTTTCAGAACTGGTCTGGCGTTGACATCGACCTGACCGTGGCCGGGACTGAAATACCGCGGTCGCTGCTGACGGCGGCTTGGAATTATGTGGTCATGAATCTCGGTTGTCGACGAGCGACGTTCCGCACGCCGGTCGACAACTGGCCGGCGATCAAAGCCATGGCGCGGCTCGGCGCCAGGCTCGAAGGCCAGCAACGCAAGTTCTATGGCGCGCGAGACGCGCTGTTGTTTGGAATCCTGGCAGAAGAGTTTCCCTATGGGCGTCACTAGCTCACCGCCGCAGACACCGAATCCGACCGTGACCGCTGCGGCGCAGACTGGCGAAAACGTCCAGACCGCGATCGCCAATGATGTCATGTCGCGGCTGAACCAGACCGA